CTCCAAAAAGAGGGGGGACCGAAGTCCCCCCGGATCGTTACGGCACTTGTTCGAACAAAAGCACCCCTGCCATTTCGGGCTGAGTCATCACGACGCCGAACAGGATGTCCAGCGTGTAGAGGGTTGTGAAGGTCAAGTTGTCGAACTTCTTGCCCATGACCACCTCAAAGCCCTGGTCGGTGCTGCCGCGCAGGATGTCCACGCCAGCGCCATCCGGCAGGCTGTAGCGGCCCGGCAGGATTTCCACCGCGTCCTTGTGGAAAAACGGGTTGATGTCGGCGGCGTCGATGTTCAGCCAAGTGATCGAAGCGGTCGCGCTGGTCGAAGCGACTTCGATATTCTTGTACTGAAGCTCCGCAGCGGTCGGGCTGCTGTTCGCGCCGATCATGGGCGGGCTGATGGTCATCGTCGTGCCGCTGTCGATGCTGATGACGCGGAACGTCTTCAGGTTGCCAGTGGAACGCTTGGTGATGAGGTGCACCGCTTCGATGCCCGCCACCGTGAAGCACGCGCCAGCCACAACGCCGGTCGTGGTGCTGACCGTGATCTGCTGATAGCGGTTGTCCACGTTGATCTTGCCGCCGACGCTGGTGCTGGTGGAACGTGGCACGAAGCGGACCTGCGCGCCGTTGGTCGCCACCGTCACGGTTGCCGAGGTGGCAGCGATGCGGTTCGCGTAGTCCAGTTTGCTGGTCGTGAAACCAGCCACCGGGCCAACCAGACCACGCTCGTAGGCGCTGTCAGACTTGGCGTTGCCGAAGCTGCGGGTGGCGATGGCGAGGTTGTTCGCCATGCCGTTGTAGCTGCCCGACGACAGGAACAGGTGACGGTCAGACGAAGCCACACCGATTTGGTTCATCAGCGTGTCGCAGCGGGCCACATCGTTGTAGGTGCCAGCGGCGCCGTTGATGGGGACCACCAGCGTGCCCTGGTTGCTCGCCACGTCCATGACGGCCACGTTCACGTCAGTGCTCAGACGCTGGTACGCGGCTTCACCGAGGCGGCCTTCTTGCAGTTGGTCGCGCAGTTCCTTGGCGTTCAGCGTCCAAGCCACGTTCTTCTGAAAGCCCAGCGTGGAGGGGACCGAAAGCTGCGTGCCGTCAGCGGCGGTGACAGCCGAGCCCATCGTGCGATCCTGGCTGCGCAGGATGTAAGGCATCGGGCGCCAAATGGTGTCCTGCGAGCGCTCCATCGAAGCGCTGTCGGTGCGGTACACCTTGGCGGCGCGGCTCAGAACCAAGCCGTCGTTGAAACCCGCGAGAATGTCCTCGAACGCAACGCGCTCTTCTTTGCTGAAACTACCCATGATTGCTTACCTCAAATAAACGAGAAAGGGTTACGGGTTGCCCCGTGCTGCTTTGCTCGCTCGTTTAAGGCCGAGCGGTGGCCGAGTTTCCTGCCCGTGGGTGGGCGAATCCGGCGCAGAGTATGCGCCACGCGCCGATTATGCGCTACTTTTTGGCCTTCATGTCACGCTTATAGGCCAGCACTCTGGAATAGTCGCCGGTTTTCTCGGCTTCCGCGCGCAGTTTCTCCAGCGAGTTATCTGCGGTGGTATAGCCGCCAGCGCCGCCACGGGCAGGCACGCGCTCAGGGACCGGGGGCTTCTTCTTGGGAATCACGCGCATCTCCTGCCGCAGTTCGCCCACGGCATAAACGAAATCCACCGGGTCTGTGATGGCGGCCAGAGCCTTCAGGCGCTTAGGGTTGTTGCCCAGCACGTAGATCAGTTTCTCGGGCTCTTTGGCCTTGAGAATCAGCGACTGCTGCGCAATGCTCAGGTTGTCTTTGACTGCTTCCTCCGCGTCATCAAAGCGCGGCACCTTCAGCGCGGTCTTGGCCTGCTCATAGGCTTGGACGCGCTTATTCCACGCCTCCTGCTGCTGCTGCTGCTGCTGCTGCCTCTGCGCCTTCACAAGCTCGGCGGCGGCCTTCTTGGCGGTCCACTCGCTGACTGCGGCGGCGTGCTTGTCGTCGTCAAAATCGAAGTCCGCGATCTTGGGGATCGGGCCGGGGTCTTGCGGCTCGGGCGCAGCGGGGCGGGCTTGCAGTTGCTGCAACAGGGCAGCCTGTTCGCGTTCGCGCCGCTTCGCATCTTTCAAAGCCTGGCGCATCTGCCGGATAACCGGGGTTTCCTCCGGCTCCGGCTCGGGCTGCTCCTCGCCCAGCGTGATAACTAGCTCGTCATCATCGCCGGGCGGGCCTTCAGTATCCGGCGCATCTGCCGCCTCATCGCTTTCCTGTTCTTCCCCAGTATCGGGGGCCTCAGCGTCTGATTCTGCCTCGGGCAGCGCTTCGTCTTCGATCAGTTCAGGCGTTTCAGCGTCTTGCATGCGTCCTCTCGGGTTACCGGATGCGCGCGAATATATCAGATTTGCGGCTGTAGCAATCCCCTGAGCGTATCAATGCTGGCGATTTGTTGCGCTTGTTCCTCACCCATCGCCTTGGCCCACGTTTCGGCGGTCTGGGCTTTCTTCAGGTCGGCGCCGGCGATTTTGTCCACCGTACCTGCGCGGGCCAGCGCGGCGTCTGCCGATTCCCGCTCGGCCGCTGCCCTGAAATACTGCTCTTGGGCGTTGGGCTGCTGGTTTTGGGCTTCGGCGGCGAGTTGTTCCCTCTCCTCATCGGTGGGTTTGATCGTGCCGAGGCGGATACCCTCCATGCGCGCCCAATCGTTGAGGTCGCCTAGCCCCTCGCCCTCAATATTGGCGATGATCGACAGAGTAAGAGCCTTGGCCGTCTGCGGGTCTTGCTCAATCTGGCGCAGGTTAAGCAGTTGACGCACGACAGCCTGCCGCTTGCTGCTGCTGCTCGGGCCGACTTGCACGTTTACTTCAAGGTTCGCGCGGCTGAGGTCGTTCTTCACCACCTCGCGCGCTTGCTCTTGGTCATAGTAGGGTTCGTTCACCACGACAGAGCCGGTCTTGCCGTCGCGCTGCACGGTCTTCATGCGGCGCGACTCCTCAACCGTCAGCTCTTTCTTCATCGACAGCCACACTTCACCGCTTCGCTTTTGAGCTTTGGCGAAGTTGGACAGGTAGATGAAAGCCTGCATGTCGATCCGCGTCTGGATCAACTCCATTACCTTGCCGCTGATGTTGGCCTGCAACTGCTCGCCGGCTTCTTGGTTGCCCAGAAGTTCAGTCAGCGCCACCCCCGCAAGCTGCGACAGCGCGGCCATAGCGGGCGGGATATTCGGCGCGCGGGTGTAGGCCACAGGCGCATTGCTGCCCGGGATCGGCGAGCCGCTGGCGTCTTTCTGGTTGTCTGCCAGCAGGTACGGGTATTTCTTGACGTTGTCTTCAGCCCACATGGTCGCGTGACGCGCAACCTGTTCGGGCGTGAAGATTGGTTTCTCGGTGTCGAAGCGGGCGGACATCTCAGCCAGCCAGCTCATAAGCATGTTGGTAAGCCGCTGGGCGTCCTTCGCCAACCGAACGTGGCCCATCATGCGTTCCACGCCATCAACCACCCAGCGCTTGCCGAATACCGGGATGATCGGGATACAGCGGCCGGGGATGACCCCGCAGTCTTCCTCAACGCCCTGCCCGCTCATGATGTATTTGCGGACTTGCTTGCGCTCCATGCGCTTTTCACGCACCAAGCGATGCCCCGTCGCCAGTAGCTGCGACATCATCTCCGGGTCGTCCTTCAACTCGGCGGCGGCTACCTTGACCTCTTGACCGTCCAGGCTCTCGAAAACGTGGACAAGCTCGCGCGTCTCCGTGATTTCGTAGAACTCGCACACCCATACGATGTCTGGCGTCATCCATTCAAACTGCCAGTCCCACTGGTCTTTCGGCCAGTCCACCGGGCTATGGCCGAATTCCGCCTCGAACTTTGCATGCGTGTAGGGCGTCAGCACCCAGCAGCGGCGGGCGTCGGCCTTGTCCTGCCGGCGCGCGTCAAGGTTGAAGAACACGCATGTATCGGCGTCGTGGATCGGCTCGATCATCACGCGCTGCGCGTCGTTCTCGTCATCCTCGTCGTCTTCGTAGCAGGCACGCAGGCGCCAGGCGCCGAAGCCACCGGACGCGGCTTCCTCAAAGGCGTTGTCATACGCCTCATCAGCGCTGCAAGCAGTCTCGTCAGCCCGCAGCAGGCCGTCGCAGGTATCGGCCAGTTCGTCAGCGTCTGAGCCGTCGCGGCTGGTGAAGTCAACGGTTACCCGGTTGTTCCGGTACTCGTTGATGATGCGGATAACCGCGAGGTGTACCTTGTTGAACTCAAAGCGCGGCTTGTTCGCGAACTGCTCGCCTAGCGCGCCTTCCCACTGCGCCCCCGCGATACTGTAGAAACGCCGATCCTCTAGGGCCTGCAATCGCTGATCGCGCGAGGCATCCCAAACGGTATCGAACTCTTCCAGCGCGCTCGCGTGGAGATTGCGCAGCCGGTCTTCCTTGCTCAGTTGGGCCATATTTCCCCCTCACTGCGCTGCCGGCGGCGCGAATGATGCTCGGCTGCCTCAGTTTATCACCGGGACCACGCCGAAACCATCGGTATAGGGGGCGGCAGCGGCGGCGGGGCTTGCCCAATCTCGCCATAAGCCACGGCATAGCGGCGCATCATGTAGGCATACCGCATCGCGTCTAGGGCGTCGTCCTTCACCTTGACAATCTTGCCGTTATCGTCGCGGTGGTATTGCAGAAACTCGTCGAGAATATCCCGCAGCCCTGCGAATATCTTGAATCTGCCCTTCAGCATCAGGTCGCGGATTTCAAATATCCCCGCCTCGACGCCGTTAGAGCCATCCGGCCACGTCGCATGTTCTGACAGAAGTTTGAACCCTGCCTCTACATAGTATGCCTTCTGCTGCTTGCCGCTGCCCTTCTCAGTTTGCAGACCATCCAGCGGCCAAGCGATAGGAACCCCTGCCGCCCATGATTTAGTCGCGCCCCATGCCTCAATCGGGCTTATGCGGGATTTCTTCCATGCCTTTGCAAGATACAGCATATCGCCCTCGGGGTCGATTACTAGCTGCACCTGAGATTGCGGGTGATCAAAACCAAAATCCATGCCGCCGATAACCCGGAAGTGAGGGGGTATCGGGAACGGCTGGCAGATAACGTCATCCTCTGCAATGTCATAGATGCGGCCATGCCCGAGCATCGGGATGCCCTTGGTTCTCATCTCGCGTTGGTGGGCCGGGAAGCTGGCTAGAAGGTCCGTCTTCACGCTCTCGCTGAGGTGAGGCGCGTCGTCCCACCCCTTCTGCATACAGAACTGAGCGCGGCTTGGGCTGTCCATGAACTGCAACACCAAGTCCGTGCGCCCGTTCTCCGGGGTAAACGTCAGGATGCCCCGCCCGCCCTCTCCACGGTCGCCGGAAGCCGTCCGCACCAAGACCTGCGGGAAGATGGCAGGATCGCGCGGCTCCTCGTCAATGTGGAACCAGTCCACAGCGTCACCCATCAGCGCGTGCTGGCCTTGGCTGTAGCTCCAGAACTGGATACGCGAGGTTTCCCCGCTCTTGTGCTTGATTAGTAGGGTTCGCACAGCGTTGGGCGTGCCCGTCATGGATTCATAGCCGAGGATTCTGTCAGCGGGGATTAACCCGCCCTCGAAAGTATCCCCATTTTTCCGGCCTACTAGCGGCGCTTGCAATAGGTCGCGGGTTTTCTCGCCCGAGTATCCAAGGCACCAGATAAGCGGGGCATGGCTGAATCTGTGGCCGTCCCAATCATCGGGATACTCTCCGAGCGCGTGTATCGCGTCGATATATGTGCCCGTGTACGTCTTGCCGATGCGGTTTGCTGCGATCAGGCAGCACTGCGAGTATCTGCCGGTCGCGTGGATAAACTCGCGCTGCCAGCCATACAGGCTGCCGAATATCGTGCGGTAACGATTCGCGGCGATTCTCGCGGCCTGCTCCTCCAGCAGTAGCGCAAGCTCCTCTAGGTCAGCTCTGCTTGCCATT